TGGACTTAGGCTATATGCCATCTGATCCTGAGTTCACACGACTTGGATCAATTGAAATTACAGACTACTTTGTGGATGAATCAGCGGAAGTTTCTAAACGTGCCATTGACATTCTAGATAGCCGTGTCAGGTACAATCTGATAAACGGAATACCCAAAGGTTTGCTATCCTGCAACCCATCGAAAGGTTGGCTATACTCTGACTTTTTTGATGCCCATCGCAATGGTACGCTCCGGGAAGACAGAGCATTCGTTAAAGCTTTGCCAACTGACAACCCAAACTTAGAACCTGCGTACTTAGAGAAACTTTCAAGACTTCCTGAGATTGACAGAAAGCGACTCTTAGATGGTGATTGGGACTACGATGAGAGCAATGATAGATTGTACTATTATGATGATCTATTGCGATGCTTCCGTAACGAGATAAACGGCACGACTATGTTTATAACTGCCGACATCGCAGCACTTGGAAACGATAAAACAATTATTGGTTTGTGGTCGGGAATGTCATTGGTAGATGTGTTTATGATGGAGCATAAGTATCCAAATGAAGTCGCTGAATTTATCCGTAATTTAGCAAAGGAAAGAAACGTGAAGCTGAGCAATATTGTTGTGGATGCGGACGGATTGGGAATTGGTGTAGTTGGTATTTTAAAGTGTCAATCATTCAACAACGGTGGTCGTGCGATAGATAGCGAGACCTATATGAACTTGAAGGCTGAATGCTACTTTAAAATGGGTGAGTATATCAACGCAAACAAGTTGACCATAGCCGCTGATAAATACAAGACTGAAATAATTAAGCATTTGGAAGTTGTGCGCATTGCTCATATAGATCGTGAGCGAAAGAAGGCAGTCACCAGTAAAGAAGAAATCAAAAAGAAACACGGCTTTTCTCCCGACTTCGCTGATATGATGATGATGAGAATGTACTTTGAGTTGTATCCGAACTACGGTAAATATGCAGTTAGATAATTAAACAAATAAATAAAATGGAATTTAACAAAGAATCAACGGGCATCCCTTCAGAAATGTGGGACGAGTTAAAGAACTTCGTTATTGATAGACGAACCGTCAACGACTTGAAGCTTAACCGTAAGTTAGTCAAAGAAACTACACTAGTGCCAAACCCAAGATGGCCAGGTAGATACCTAACACAAACCAAATACGTTTGGAAGGATGGCTTTATGCCGTCAACAACCTACGTGGGGACACCTGCTTACTTGCTCAATCTTGTGTCAATGTACATCAATGACTTTGGTTATGTTGTTACGGGACAGAATGAGAATGGACATTGGCAGTTGTACCGTTCAGAGATTTCTTGGCAGTTGCCCGATGGGACAACTCACACAGAGAATGAAAAGCTTGTTACTATCGTGCGCGATGGTGCATCAGTAATGTTTGATGACTTCGAAAATAAGAATCAATGGTCGTTCAACTGGGTGGTGAATGGTAAGACTACAGTTCTCGAATATGATGTCGCAGAAATTGCGGAGATTATGGGCGTAAATGAGGACACTGTTCTTCAAATGCAGAACGACTATTTTGATGGTGAGATTAAAGATTCAGAAACACATATCACAAACATATTTCCACACCTTGAATTTGATGGCGATATCTTGAGAGGTACGTTCTTCGTGAACGAGAAGGAATGGAACACGTTTAACTATTCACAACTGCGCACCTGCTACGGCACAAGTCAAGGAGATTTCAGAACCACTTGGAGATTATATAATGGATGCGAAAGACCAGTGTACGCGACTGATGCTGATAGTACGGGTAATCTTGGAGAGTGTTGGAAGTCTGCGTATATGACTAAGGACAATCCATATGCCTTTGAACTTGACATCAATTCAATAGTTGATGTTGACTATTCGAAACCTGCACACATCAAGTTCACAGTTCACTTTTTGCCGCTTACTGGTAAAGAATTTACACTTGAGATTTATGCTAATTTGAATACAAAGAAAATTAGTTTAACACCTTTCGCTTAATTAACTAGTGGGCGTAATTAACTTTGCGCCCACTTTTTTTAACTTAACAATATGAGAAAACTCAACGAAACGCACGTAGTTATTTTCACTGCAGTTATCCTGCTGACTATCTTTTTCATTCTACTTTCAAATCGAAAGCGTGAAGATTTGTCACCACTTGAAATCGAGATTCAGAAACTGGAGAAGAAACTTGAAAAGCAGGAGCGAATGATTCACGATGCGCTGATTGATATCAAGATGATGCGCGATACAGTCTACTATTACGAATCTAAGAAACCGATTATCACTAACAATTATTACAAAAATGAGAAAGTTGTACTCAGCTCTAATGATAGTATTAATGCTATCATTCGCAAATCAAATCAAAGCGAATTTGAACGCAGATACTTTAGTGGTAGATACACTCCAACTAAATAACGACCAAGCATTCAACCTTTGCTACTATTCGTTAGAGTATTGGTGGGCGTATGCGAAGATTCAGGATTCAATATTGATCCACAAGAACTCAATCATTCAAAAATATGTAGAGATTACGGGCATCCAGTCTCAAAAAAATGAAGATTTGGAAAGCATCTACAACTTAAAGAAGCAGCTTGAGATGGATGAACAAGCTAAGGTCTTGAATGATGAGATTGATAGAAAAAAGAAATGGCGAAAGCGGACATTTATCGTGTCGGCAATTGCCATTCTGGAAGGTGCGATAATCTACCTGATTGTGTCAATTTAACCCCATCAACTGCTCATTCTCACTTATCAATTCGAAGTCATAAAAGTATGATTCGCTGCCGTCCATTGATACGATATATATTATCATCTGCTTCCTGATGATGTAACCCGTTACAAAGCGCATCCTATTGTCTACATCTGAGCGACAGTAGACGATATCGCCAATGCGATAGCGTACTTTGAGATTCAAATCTATCATCATAATATTTGCCCTTCGTGAATCCTGAAGTTCTGCACGTTGAAACCGTCCTTTCCACGTTTAGTTACAACTGCGAAGCCGTGATTGTACTTTGCAAATGGGGCATATTCAGGAGTTAATTCACTCAAGCACCCAACGCTCCAACAAGTAGTCAGTCTTCCGTTAATATCCTTCTCAGTATGTTCCGATGTCTGATGCGAATGACCGCAAATTGCACTTGATTTTGCCCTCATATAAAGACCTCTTGCCACGTTTACTGGTGAGAATGTAGACTTACCAAATTCGTGACCGTGAACCACCGCTAATGAGTTAATTCTAGCTAACTGCTTACCGTGTATTATGTCGATTCCAAACTTGTCAAAGTCTAACAAGTTACCTAACTCAAAATCTTCAATGCCATCTAGCGCACTCGCGTTCTTGCGGATATATCTTTCGTAGCGTTCTTCGTGATTCCCCATCTTCGCATAGATTCTAGCCTTTGGGAATTTAAAACGCAGGAATGAAAAGAACTGCTTTGTTAACTGAAGTTCTGACTTAAACGATCGTTTGCTTTTCTCTTTTTCAAAGCTACTAATCTCGTAGCAATCTATAAAGTCACCGCCCAACACAACAGTATCGCATCCATTCTTCACTCCGTAGTCAATCGCCAGGTGCAAAGCTTTGATGTCGTGGTATGGAATATGAACATCGAATAGCATCAGGACTTTCTTGCCGTCAATCTCGATGATTGTTTTTTCTTTCGTGTCTGATTGTGGTAGATGATGGGCAACTGGTATTGAAACATCGAACTGTTTTGGACGATTCTTGGATGTAACGTGACGGTGATACTTAGATGATATATTGCCGACAGTGGTGTTGTACTTCTTTGCAATTCGAATCCTGAAAGCAGTTAATGTCTCGCCATCTTTCTTGGTTTCAATCTTAAAAATCTCATCCCATTTTGGTGCGTTCTTCATTGTGAATCATTTAAGTTATTAGAAAAAAGAAAAGGAGCGACTGCTCCCTTAGATATTTTTATATTCTGCTTTTGCATCAAAACAAGGACAAGCTTTAGCCACATTTGGAAAGTCCTTATGCCCTTGAATTATTGCATTTGGAAACATAGTCTTTAATGCTTTTAGTCGTGTCATCAGTTGTCTTTTCTGCGCATCCGTTCTGTTGTCTATTGGCTTCCCTAATTTATCCACGCCACCGATGTAACAGATATTTATAATCGACTTATTCCAACCCTTCACACCGTTAGACGGTTGAGCAATTGTGAGTAGCTGCGTTTCTTTGCCGTCCGCTTCAATGATGTAATGATAGCCTGGTGACTTCCACCCCAACTTCTCCTTCCAATATCTTTGTATTGCTTCAACCTTTGCATCTTGTCCAGTCGCACTGCAATGAACTACTAGGTGTGTTATTGTTCTCATTCGCTATCTATTTGAAATTGTCCTTTATCATCAAAAGATTTCAGCCTTTTTAGAATCCACTTTGGCAATAGATCAGGCTTAATAGCACCAATATTTTCAACGATTGAAATTGCTTCACGAACAAGTAATGCTGCGTAGCAAAGTTCCTCTACCCACAAAAATAGAGATTTAGTTATT